AAAGTTTTCCACGCATAAGTATAAAATTGGTTGAACGGATTAGCTGAATCCGGTTCCGTAATCGTGGTTACCTTCGGTTTAGGCGGGTTCTCGCCCTCTAAATCCGGCACCGCGAACGCGTCCTTTCCGAACACCAATGAGGCAATGATATTGCCCCCAGCGACATTGGTCCCTTCAGTCCCGGCCCCGTTCTGGTAACAGGCATTTGTGGTCCGCAAGACCTTGATCCCGAAGAGTCGCCCGATCTCGCCTTTCCAGATCTGATCCGGTTTCTGGAACGCACTCGCATAGGTCCAGGCACTGCCCTGTTCCTCGACCAGGTCGCGTTCCTGCTCGGGACTGACCACAGCCACGAAACAGTTGTCATCGAATTCCTTGGCTTTGTTGATCCGCAACTCGGTCGTGGTATCGATCAGATCATCGCTCGAGAACCGGCCTTGTTGCGCCGTGAGTCCGTTGAGCGTCGAGAAACTCGTTGCCGTGCCGGCATACCGACGGACGAACTTGGTCGGTTCCTCGGTCGTGCCGTTGATGCAGGCATCCCGGATCAGGCCGTCGCACCAGAGCGCGGCTTCCTCACCGAACTTCTCCATGAGCGCCTCACCCGTATTGAGAAACTCGGTCTCGTCGACAATATCGCTCACCTGAGCGTAGCCGCCGTACTGTTGCAGTGTCCGGGTAATGAACTCGAAGATGAGTTTGTAGGGCGCATTAGAAGGTGGTTGACCCTCAGTCAGCGTGATTACGTTGGTCACGTCCGCAGGCGGCGCCCGGAACATCCGAATGGTTTTGCTCCCCTGGCCTTTCGGGATACTGGCTTTATAAGCCGGTTCGTACAGCTGGAGAGTATTGATCTGGTGCTCTAAGAGCTTGTTACTGAAATAGATGCGATATTCGGAGGCTTTGTCAGTCGTGGTGACAGCTCCGTACACAGGAGGAGGCATATAGTTTTGCTAGCTAGAACCAAGGCACTCCGTTCTTGTCCGCGTTAGACAACAGATATTTTCGCTGGTCTTTAGTCGAAAGCCTGGCGAAATCCGCCGCACTTTCCACCCGCGAGCCGCTGCCCATCCGAGCCGGCGATCCTGCCCCTATCCCGGTCAAGCCCTGGTAGCGCTTCAGTTCCGTTTCGAGTTTGGAATTCGTTGTCCGCAGTTCCGTCAAATCCGCCTCTAACAATTCCATTCTTGCCCGGTGATATGCCGCGATAATCCCGCGTGGGTGCTGCCGGTAAATGTCGCCGTCAGGTCCGCGCATGATATTACGTAAAGTCGTGTCCAGCCGCGTCCCGTTCCGCATGAACTCAGGATCAGCCTGATATAGCTCGCGTTCAGCCGTCTCCCATTGCGCCCGGTGCTCGGAGCTTCCCATCGGGGGCAACTCGACCGTGCGCGCTGCGCGCTCGGCCTGCTGCTCCTGTTGCATGATCGCGATCTCTTTATCGGCCGCCTCGACCAGGTCATACTGACCTTCGTGCTCCCATTGGCCACGGTACTTCTGCAACTCAGCCAAGGTATAATCACGTTTCGGTTTAGCCGCTTCCTGGGCCGCTGCCCGTTCTCTGGTAAACGCTTCACGCTCACGCTGGAACGCTTCTTTCTCGGCCCGGAACGCCGCCCGTTCACGTTTGGTCCGCTCGTAGCGGCTCAGTTCCTTGGGACGTTGGCTCGGTGACCCTTCACCGTTTCCATCAGAGGGCGTAGCGCGCTCACTTTGCGTCTCCTGGCTCTCACCAAGCTTGTGATGGTAGATATCGCTCCCACCGCTCGTACTCGGTTCTTGAGTGCTTACAGGCTCCGCAACTGCTGCTGCCATTTCCTCTGGCATATCACTGGTACTTTCAACTTCAGCCGATCGCCCCACGGCCGCCTATCGGACGCCAGGACTCGGCTCTGTTCCTGGCATTTGGACTCTGGGGTTCTGGCTCGACCAAGCTCGCGGGGTTGCTCTCCTCCTGTAATTCCGGGAAAACACGCAAGCGATGGAGAACCGCTAACAGATCCTGCATCCCGCGCGCTCTTGCGTTAGCGCTCACGCTTTCAGCGTAAACAGCATTAAACGTAGTGTTCGCGACAATCTGACGCAGAAATTCAAAAAGCTTTATTCCACATGATGTCCGACAAAACAAGTCAAACGCACTGCGCTCCTCAGCCGTCCAATCGATCGCACGCAGGATCGGTCGGCTCAAAACCAAGCGCAGATACCAGTGCAGGAGTGCTCTCATAGTCCTGCGCTCCCGTTACCACCAGGCATCGGCGGCCCAACTGCCGGTAACCCGGGCTGTGGCGGCGCCGGCACCATCGGTATCGGTGGCCCAGCGGCTCCGGTCGGCATTCCGGGCGGCATCCCCATTGCACCAATCCCGGGCGGTGGTCCACCCCGCAACGCCGCCATGCCAGCAGTAGCCCGCTGTTGCGCCACTTGCTGTTTCTGCATCGCGCCCATGGTCTGTTGCAACTTCTGGATAAAGGGCTGGATCTGTTCGGCGTGCGCTTTCCAGTATTGCGGGTTATGGCGCGCCGCCTGGATGTGCAGTTCCATGTGCTGCATGAAAATCCCTAGTTGCTGCCCGGGAATCGGCTGCCCCTGTTGCTGCCGGAAATTAATGAATCCCTCCTCGATCCCCAGATGCACCACGTGATCGTCGTTCTGCTTAGGCTGCGGCAGAAACCCGTCCAGCATAACCGAGTTCTCGATCGCCTGGCGTTCCTGCTGGTCCTGCATGATGTCCTGCGGTTCCTGATAGAGGTCAGCCACCCATTGGGCGTCCATCAGTTCGACGATCTTGCGGTCGATCTCCGGCGTCACGATCCAGGGCGCGCCCTGACTCAGTTGCCGTAACTGCATCAGTTTCTGAATCTCGCGTTCGCGAGAATAGCCATCAACAGACCCATTGGGACGCAGCACGTACTTATTATCAAAAGTTGCATCGGGAAGAGATATCCGTTGCTTCCGCCAAAAGTAATCCAGACTCGCGCTGTCATACTGTTTCAAAAGCGACCAAGACTGTTCGAAAATCCGCGTCATGGCACCCTTCAAGATCCGCGCCCGCAAATCGTTGCTCTGTTGCATCACGCTCGTGATCACGTTGGTCTCAGTCGCTGTTTTATTCTGCGCGCCCTGCGGCTGGTTCGGTCCGGGCACACCAAAGTCCGGGATTCCGACCCGTTGCTCGGCCATGCTACGCACCGACTGGATCTCCTGGTCAAAACTCATCGGCGGTTGCGGTTGTTCGACCAACTGGAGCACTGCATCGTAAACCGCACCCGGCTCCCATCTGATATTCTGCGCGTTCACGCTGCCGCCCTGGGAACTCAAGACCGGCCGGTTGGCGATACTCATGAAATCGAGCTTCTCGTTCCAGGTCTTGCACGCCGTTGCCTCGTACATCTGCACCAGTTCGCTCACGCCACGGCTCGCATAATAACTGCCGTCGGTCAACTCGTACGGAATCATGACCAGGGGCACTTGCTTATGATCGTAAGGCAACTTGAAATCGGCTCGGGCCGGTTCGTCCGGTTGCAACGGACTGAACGTTTTCACCAGGATCTGTCCGTCAGTCTGACGCAGGTACACTTCCCACAGGATGATCAGATCCTTGAGCCGGACGTACGATAAACCTTCGGCGGTGTACCGGTAATGCTCGTACTTCTGGTCCGGGCGTCCTTCGCCTTTAATGGAGTCGATAAAACTTTCGTCGGTATTAAACCCTTTAGCTTCGGCATCGCGCAGATACTCGGCTTCAGAATACTGCATCACGTGCGTGACGCGCTCGGACTGATTGAAATCAAAGGTCGCGTACGGCGGTACGATCACGAAATACGGATTGATCGAGCAGTACGCGACCCGGTTGGCCGCAACGTCCCAGTAAGACTTGATTATCCCCATCCCGTTCTGGAGACAGCTGTCGATTCCGCAGACGATCTGTTCACTGAAATTGGAACATTCGCGCACCTTATAATCAAACCATTGCGCCACGCTGTCGGTATAAGCATCGCCCTGATCGTCGAGGCTGTAGAAACTGGCTAACAGTTCCGGACCGAAGATCCAGACTACGTAGTAAGGTTTGAGTTTGCCGATAATCGTGTCAGCTACCGGCACGTGCGCGTTAGCTGCGCCGGGCCAGGGACGATTGGCGCGACCCACGCCCAAGTTGCGCATCTTCTGCCA